TGAATTTGCATCTTTTTGAACTCTTGACCAGCTTGTCTAGCCGCAAGTACATCAGGATGGTTATCAACAGTCTTACGAACCGCCGCCTGTGGATTCTCAAAGAAATCTACTTCAGGTTCTTCCTCTTTAATATGTTGGGGTTTACCCGCAAGGTTTTGCTTGATGAGTTCATCTGCTAATTTGCGTACTTCACCAACTTCTTGGGCTTGCTTGCCAATCAGCTTTTCTGCCTCTTGGTGCATTTTGATGATGTCTGACAACTCTTTACCCCGATACTTGTCGGGAATGTCATTACTCATCGGCTCAATAGTTGATTCAAGTTTCTGCTTTTCAACAGTCTCTAACTCGCCTAACATCTCGTCTGGGTTATCTACTAACATATTTTTCCTTTTCCTGCCACTTTTGGGTTCTAGGATGACACAACGGCATTAATGCTTATGTTGTGGTTTTTTGCTCATGCGCTAACTTATCACGATGTTTCTTGTCAAATTTCATCCATGAAGAAGGAAAATGACCCGACCACCCTTCCAAGTTAATGCTTGGAGCAGAGATTGTGCGATTGGCTGAACCACCGCACTCACACTGAGTTATTTGCGCCTCATAATCACAAAGTCTCTCAATTCTGTGTCCACTTTCGCAGACAAATTCATAAATTCTTTTCATTCAATTCCTCGTAGGCTCGTTCACTGACCTCTTTCAAGGTTTTCAGCCAAGTCAAGATTGAAAGTTCACCTTTTTTGAACATTAAGGTCTTTTCATCAGGAATAACGCTCAGATTATTAAGCGACTCTATCATATTGTCAATATCAATAGTTAAATCCTTCCAACCCTCTGTCGACATCATGTCAAAGCGGTCGGTATAGTACTTTTCAAGTTCTGGACTCATGGTGCGACAGGCCACTCAATAGTCCAAGGGAAACCAGCCTGAGATGGCACATCCCGCAGGGCTTGGCAGTAGTCTTTCCACTCCTGTGAGGGTGTCATATCACTGCGAAAACGCCAATCAGTCTCAGATAGCTTGGTATCCCTAGTGGTGCGTATAGACTTGGCTTGTTCTGCGTCTTTAGCGGCCTTGTAAGCAGCTTCATTCTGTGCTGCAGTGGTTACATTGCCTTCATCATCTTCAGTGTCAAAGAACGATGGGCCTAGATTCCACTTGGTGTACCACTTGCCGTTAACCTGTTCGATGCCACCATAGACTGACATCTGGTAGACAGTGCCACCAGTAGCTTGTGGGCCTTCAAAGACTACTTCAGCACCCAAGGCTTCTAAAACCTCAGTTGTTGTTGTATCCCAAGTAGGGCCACCATTGGCTTTTGTGTATGCACGAAATTCTGCTTCGTACATTACTTGACCGTCATTTGTTCGTATTTGCATGATGTTTCCTTACGCTATTGCGAGTCCAATATAGGTTGCTGAAGATACGTTTACGTTGCTTGCTGATACTTGGTTAACAACAAATCCTGTTGAATCAGTGTCAATGGTGTCATTGGAGGTAACTTCAGCGGCTGTTGAGTTAAGGCTAAGGTGCGGATCGTTACCAGAAACAATGCCTCTAGCTGTGTCCCATACATACCAATCACCTGTAGAGTCAGTACGTTTAATCATGACAAACCTTGCACCACCTGTAAAGCCACAGTTAATAGTCTGTGATGAGCCATTTCCTGTGTAGCTAAATACTTTAGAAACACCAGCGCAGGTTGCAAAGAGGTAAAACACTTCTGTTTCAACAGACACACCCGCTATAGCCGCATAAAAAGAAGTTGCGGTTACTGTGTTAATTGGCATTCCATTATTTGTTGCGGCCGCAGTAGTATTTAAAATAAGCGTGTTATTTACATTTAAAGCGGCTACAGCAGAAGCCCAAACAACCCAAGACCCTGTTTGATTTCTTGCTTTTCCAATAATTAACTCAGGGCTAACACCAAGGTTATGCGTAGCAGTTACTTCATACCCGCTGGTTGTAACGCAAACCTCATCAAAAAACGATGGGGCACGTCTGAATGAATGAAATACACTACTTGCGCCAGCATAGTTAGCTGGAACTTGAAATCCAACATTACTCATAAGCGTGGACGAAAATGCAGTATCATTACTTTCAGCCGCTGTGCTCGTTGTATTTAAATAGTTGCCTAGCGGTGTTGAGGTAGAACTAACCCCACGCAATCTGTCAATGACTTGATGGTTTAGGAAAGAATCTGTCCCGCTTCTGTATGAGAGGATTTGCATATCTACAGGGAAGCCAGTAGTTTGCGTTCCAGATGAAGCCGCATTAGGACTAAACACACTCGTACCCAACGTAGGCACTTTCATCGGGCCACGGCGTATGGCTATGTAGATGTAGGTTTGTGAGGCAGAACCAATAGTTCCAGTAAATCCTGTGCTATTTATGGCGGTGTTGCTGTTTGGCCCACCTTCTGCATTAGACACATCTGTATAAAGAACAAAACTTGTTCCTGCCACGCCCATGCCCCGCATATTGTCATAAATCTGCCAATTGCCGGTTGTGTTTACCCTCTTCCAAAGAACCCACTGAGGCTCATACCCAAGTGTTACGCTGTAATTGGAGCTACCGTCAGTCGTAAACGACCCACACGAAATCACATTGTCAGAACCAGTCAGGCCAAAGCCCCCTGCGTTGTGGGCGAATAGGTAGGCTACGTATGTACCGCCAGATGCGTTAGCTCTAACATCCCCGCCTAAACTAAAAACAGAAGCTGTGGGCGCTGTAGAATTCCATATAGAAAAAGAATTTAACACCGCATCGGTTCTATTTAAATAAATATATTTTTGTTCTGGTACTGTTGGGTCTAGAGAACGCTGGTAGCAAACCCAATCCGCAGTAGTATCTAACCGTTTTACAATAATCATTCCGGGTACTGAGCCTAGATTATGAGCTACTGTTCTAAACGTACCATCCCCCGTATACGTCACAATATCAAAAAACTTAGGCTGCTTGCGGAATGTCCATGAGGCCTGAGGATTGGAGCTTCCATTTACATCGTAGTTATAACCAACACTAAAACCATTTGCATTAAATGCAGTTACCGTACCATCAGTTTCTGCTTCTGCGTTTGTTGTGTTTGACTGCAAACGTTTATTAACGCCTCTGGTCGTATCAAATAAAGCATGATTAGTAGCGTCATTTCTTGTTTTAATCCAAACCAACCCACCCTTAGTAGCTAAATCAATATTATTGATAATTGACTGACCTGTAGAGCCGTTACCCGTGTACAGCCAAGTGCTGAACACATCCTCAATATAGTTAGGCACAACAGAAGCGCCAGCACCACCACCAAAGGCATCGTAACTAGCAGCACCGCTTGTAGCTTGTAATGGCATGGTTTAAGCCTTAAATTGTGTGTTGCTTGCCAAGACAGTAAAGGTTGCACTGCCTGTTTTAATAATCAGGTAGCGATAACTGTCGATACCACTTGCATTACCAGCAGTAGGCGCACCACCCAACCAGCGTGTAGTTACACCCGATGTAGTGCCATCAACTTGCACAGCAGAGTTATAGTAAGCAGTTGCACCTTGAGTCACCAAGAAAGCCACGGTCATTGATTGACCTGTACTCATCAATGTATCTAGTGAAGTACCGCTAGATGCTCTAAAGTTAACTGTCCAGTTAGCAGATGCGTTGCTGGTGTAGTACAGAACAGCTTGAGTAGTAACGTCATATGCAATTGTTCCAGTAGCTGCCGTTGCAGATACTGTAGTTACCTCAGCTACATCATTCAAGACCATCCCAAGTGTTGATGATGTTCCTGAAAATGTCTGTGTACCTGTAAATGTGTTGGCAACATTGACAACAGCAATATTAGCCCCTGCAAGTGTCGTAGCCCCTGTACCACCATTAGCGATTGGCAACGTACCAGTAACACCTGTAGATAAAGGTAAACCTGTAGCATTAGTCAAAGTAACGCTAGTTGGTGTACCCAAAACAGGAGTAACAAGTGTTGGGCTTGTGGAAAATACTAAGTTAGTAGATGTTGTTCCAGTTGCTCCAGATGCTGTATATCCAGTTATGTTGTTAAAAGAAGTGATGCTTGCTGTAGAAGCACCAGTACCACCTCTATTTACTGCAACTGCTGTTCCATTCCATGTAGCACTTGTAATTGATCCAGCATAATCCAAAGTATTGGTTGACCAAGATACATTAGATGGGGCAATGTCATGCCTATCCCATGATCCAGCAGATGTTGCATTTGACAACAATGTCAATTCAACATAACCACCTGATGGTACAGAAACAATAAGCGATCCTGATGCGTTATTGACTGTTATAGCGCCACTGCTTTGGTTATTATTAAAAAGGTATTGCACTCCATTTGCCAATGTAGTTGCATTTGGCAATTGGAATGTATGTCCACCAGAACCTGTAACAACATGAGAGTAAGCAGATGAAACTGTTAATGTTGTTGTTGTTCCAGCCGCTGCTGTTGATAAAAATGATGCAAGGAAAGTATTAGCTGTAACATTCTGACTTGAATCACGCAGAACAACACTGCTTGCACCTGAAGAAGTTGTAACACCCGTGCCACCATTAGCAACAGGCAGTGCAGTACCTGACAAACTAATAGCTAATGTGCCACTGCTTGTAATTGGTGAGCCAGTAACTGACAAAAACGCTGGTACTGTTGCTGCAACACTGGTAACTGTACCACTGCCACCACCACCAGATGCTGTAATTGTCTGATTAGGCCAAGTACCACTTACTGTAATATTTGTTCCTGCAACAAGACTAGGAGAAGCTGTACCAGTGCCGCCATTAGCTACAGCAAGAGTTCCACCTAATGTGATTGTCCCAGATGTAGTAATTGGGCCACCAGATGTAGTCAGTCCAGTTGAACCACCAGAAATAGCAACACTTGTGACTGTTCCACTACCACCACCACCGCCAGCGCCACCGCTGGTAATAATTTTAATTCTGTCTTGTAAATCTGATGAAACTACTTCACCAACATTGATCTCTTTACCATTAGACAAAGCAATGATTAAAGAACCATCAAAGTCGATGTTGGCATTGGCAACAGATACGCCATCAAGACCATCTACACCATCTTTACCCTTTGGGCCTTGTGGCCCTTGAGAGCCATCTTTTCCATCTCGTCCAGCCTTACCATCTTTACCATCACGCCCGTCTTTACCATTAATTCCGTCACGACCATCCTTGATAGTGATGATTCGTTTCTCAAGAACATCGGTTACGTTGTCAAACTTACTACGAATGTCAGCGTCAATCTTCTTAAGAGATTGGACAACCATTTGAGCATTTTCAGCCGCCTTACGCTGCTGCATTTGCTTAACTTCGGATACAGAGTTGTTTACCGCATTAAAGATATTATCTGCAATGCCATCTACATTCCCATCATTGAAGATTTTATCTATTGCCATTTGCCAACTCCTGATTCAGGTTTTGTAAAAACTCGTTTTCCATGTCTACTACAGTGTTTTTAGCATTATTCATCTGCAATTCAACAATTTTAGACTTATTCTTGATATCTGCTTCCTTAAGCATCAACTCAGCAATACGAACCCGCTTGTCAAACTCTTTAGATGCTTCATCATCTTGATTAGGAAGGTTCTTAGTCATTGCCGCCATGTTCTTTGCCTGTACTTCTTGTGGCATTAACTGCGCTTCAACAGACAATTTGATGGCTTCTGCCTTGTTCTGCTCTGCTTGGCTAGTCTGAACAGCAATATTAGCCTGTGCAGCTTGCATTGCCAACTCTGCTTGCATCTGTTGCATCTGCTGTGCTTCAGGATTAGGCTTACTCATCTCATCCAAAGCCGCCATCATCTCGTATCTGTTGCTCAAACTTGAATTTGCGATGATTCCTTTGAGAATTACAGGCAAAACAGGTGTATTTGGGCCAAGAGTCTGCAACAAACCAATAAATTGCTGCTGTTCGTACTCTCTAGCAATGATTCCAAGCGTTGCAGTGGGGATGAAGTTCATGTCGACAGAAGGATAACGCTCTGGATCGAACTGCATGAACCTGAAAGCCGCTTTTTTGATGAACGGCACAAGGAAATCTTCTTGGAAGTTAACCAATGTTCGCTTATATTTCTTGATGATGGAGGCAACAGCCATTGACATACCGCCACCATCACGGCTTGACTGGGAAACCATGCCGTTAGAGTCAAGAGTACCAGTAGCCTGTAGCAACATACGCTCAAAATCTTTGGCAGTTGCTAGGTTATTGGGGTCACTCTGACCAAACTTGAATGGATACAGGATTTCATTGGGGTTGCCATTGGTAAGAATGGCTTTACCAGCCTTAATCTCAAACTTCATGCCACGGGGCAAGCGTGTGGCATCCATAGCAACCATAGGAGCAGTGGTCAAAGCGAGTGAATCCAAGTGGGCACGAGTCTGAGCATCAATAGCTTTCTGCATATTGAAGGCTTTTTCCACTGTACCTCGCCCCAACAAGCGATTAGGCACTGTATCGTCTTGATACGACAACACTGGCCTGTCTTTCATCATGTAAGGATTTTCTTCAGCCTTGAGCAACATACCATCGTTGGCAATTACGACAATAGCCTCAACCATATCTGAGTAGTCTTCAGCAGCAGAGTTCTCAGGGAACAAATCAACAATGTCTTTGTTTTCTTTGAGATTGTTCAAGTACTCACGGGGTACTAACCCGTAGTATGTCAACAACAGAACCTTCTCATCTTGGTACTGGCTTACCTCTTGGGTAGGCTCTAGATCGGTATCTTCATAGGTGGGCGTGATGTCTACCTTGCGATAGATGCCTTTTTCGATTCCCTCTACAACCTTGTGAATTGAGACGTATTTCTCAATAGCCACGCCCATACAGTCATCAATGCTTGTCCCGTTAGGGTCAAACAAGAAGTTCTTTGGGTTGATAGGCATGATCTTGACAGCAATCCTGTCTTTCTCCATCACGCCAATAGCAGCTTGTCCCATCTGATTAGGGATAGGCTGAGTAGAAGGAATATATTCTTTCTCAGTCTTGACGATGATCTCGCCAATGCCTGTTCCATAGATTTCAGCCATCAACTCGATCTGGTCGATAGATTTTCTGATCTTGTCTTTCTTGAAATCTTCCATCAACTGATTCTTGATTTGCTCAACATCAATTGGATTGCCATTTATATCTTGGATGTCATCTTCAATATCAAAGAAGTCGCCTTGACCAAAGATAGCTTCCATGATCTCAGCATGGCGAGTCTCTACGGCTTGTTGTGTGGCAGGGGTAACGATGCGGCTACGTTCAGACTCACGGGTCTTATCTTCAGAAGCCCATTGGCCTCGGAAGATGCGCTCATACTCAAGCCAGTCAGGAAGAAAGTTGGTATCTCTATAGTCACGCCACTTAGTGCAATGGTCAGTAACAAAAGCCGTAAGTTCTTTGTCAGCTTCAGTAGGCTGATAAAATTCGTTCTGCTCTAACTTGACTTGTTTGTCTGTTGCCATTTAAATTTCTCCAATTATCAAGACTTACTTGATAAATAATTTATTGCTGCTTGCAAAACAAGAATATTGTCTTTTGCATTTCCAATCATTGTATTGCAGGACTGGCAAAGGAGACCTCTAATCAAACCTGTTGTATGACAGTGGTCTACAAAAAGTTTTCTCTTCAAGTTGCTCTCATGCGTTTTACAAATTTTGCATGAACCACCTTGCATAAACTTCATCTCATTAAATTGCTCTATAGATAAACCATACAAGTTTTTTAAACTATAAGAACGAGACTTATCTTTATTGTTTTTATAGTATTCTTTTAACTTTTGTTTTTCTTCTTCAGGGTTTTTAGAATAATTTTTTGATCTGTTTAAGGAAGCACATGGTTTGCAATAAGAAGACAGCCCAGTTTTTTTAGATTTATCTTTACCAAATTCTGAAAAATACTTATCCTGCTTGCAACTTGGGCAAGTTTTTGTTTCTTCAGAAACCAGCGATAACATCTAATGGCTCCCAATCATCATTACCATCACCCTCAAAATAGGTTGTTACTGCAAGCTGATCTATGTAACTCAATGCGTCAGGTAAATCATCATGAACACCATTTGCGGGGAAAAGAAGCAATTGATCTTTGAATTCATCCCAATCTTCCTCAGAGTTCAGCACAATACGCCCATGCTCAAACCTTCCTTGGAGACTCCAGATAATTCTGTCAGCCTTTTTCCTGTTG